AATTTGGCGACAGGATTCGCCGAAATACCTTTGTATCCTAAACATGAGGTCAAATAGTACACAGGCTAAACAGATACGTTGCTTAAAGAGGAAGAAATTATATTGAGAGAAGTGTAGTAAAAAGAAACTCGGTCAGATAGTTTGCGTTTATCTGATATAAAACGCTGCTTTCTTCATAGAAAAGAAAGCATATCAATGTGTATAATAGAAAAAGCCCATTCTTTGTGGAACAGGCTTCTTTATTGAAAATTAAGCATTTTCGATTAGTTTAGTGATATAAATGGAAGTTTTGACGATAGATTATACACAATCAAAACTTCTGTTTCTCTTTTGGGTTTACTTCGGGTATATTCGGTTAGAGCCTTCATTACCCATTCTCGAAACGCTCGTGCTTCAAAAGACGCAATTCGATAACTGACAAAAATTAATGCTTCCAGATTGTACAACGTCATTTCAGATTGGCGACCGTTGTTCTCGTATTTATGTATTCGGGTTACATTTTCCTCCTGTAATAAGCCCGATTTGAAAATTGACCGAAAGTTATTCCCGATAGAACTCACAAACACATTAAATAAATCGGCGATTTCGTGCTTTGTCAGCCACAGCGTTCCATTTACCAGCTTTGCTTCGACAGTAAACTCATGCCTGTCGTTTTCGGTTATGTTTATATATCCTGTTTCCATAATAAATTATTTTACTGGTTTACAACTAATTTATCTCCCATACCCTTAACTTTTCCTGCAAAAGCATTCATATCATGACCAACTTTTTCATCAGTAATTCGGGCGTAAATTTGAGTAGTTCTAATATTAGTATGTCCTAACATTTTACTTACACTCTCAATAGACACACCTTTGCTAAGTGTCAGAGTAGCAAACGTATGGCGCGCTAAATGGAATGACAAATCTTTGTCAATTCCGCACAAATCTCCGATTTCCTTCAGGTAGGCGTTTAGCTTTTGGTTACTGGGAACCGGCAATATTCGATTGTCAGGTAAAGTTCCTTCGTATTTTTCCAATATCCTTTTGGGTATATCAAGTAATGGAATGGAAAAAGATACATCTGTCTTTTCTCTTTTGCCCATAATCCACAAGTTGCCGTCAAAAGAAGTGCGAATATCTTCTTTTCGTAATTTCTTTACATCTATATACGCTAACCCGCAAAAACAGGAAAAGATAAATAAATCACGAACGTTTTCCAATCTGTCGGAAACGAGATTCAGTTCAAGATTCAGTAAGGTATCCTCTATCAACTCTTTGCAGACGAATTTTATAGTTGGCAAAAGGATCGCCAATAATTACGCCATTATTTCGAGCGATCAAAATAATGCGCTTGAAAAACTGCATGAACTTGGCAGTGGTATTACCATTGCATTTGCAGGTAGTTTTCAGGTAAACTTCAAAATCAGTAATGAACATTAGGTTGATTTCTTTCAAAGCAATATCAGACCTGTTGTATTTGTACTGAATGAAATTTTCAAGGTGCTTACGGGTTACTTCGTACTTTTGAAAGGTAGAAGCGGACTTCGAGATACCTATTAACGATTTTACATCGTTATTATGCTTCTCAAAAAGGTTAAGCAGGGTTTCGCAACTCTCGCTATGACCTAAAAACTCGTTTTTAACTTTCTCGGCAGTAACATAGTTATCACGCCGTTGCTGTTCGTGGTAAATTTGGTTCAGGGAAGCCTTAATATCATCCAATAGTTTGTTGATTTGCACGGCGGCTTTCCCTGTGGCTTTTCCTGCTTTCACATTCCAACTGTCAGGATGGATGCTTTGTTTTGTACTGAACTGGCAAATTTTTCCGTCAACGGTAACTCTTGCCATAATCATTACTTCTCCATTACGCTTTTCCGACCCTTTTTTCAGGTAGAAAAGGACTTTAAATGTACTCTTCATAATCTCACTTTTTAATGTTACAAAATTACTTTTAATATATTAATTGTGAGATATATACAGACTGTACAAATTTGGACAGCAAGAGGTCATTTTTGGACAATTCGTTACCGTTTTTGTCCAGATAGGAATCGGTAACGATTTGGGAACAAATTTGTGTCTTTTGGGGGCTTTTTTGTGTCCTTTTGACAGGACAAAATACAAATAAAAAAGCCTACAAATCATTGACTTGTAGGCTTTTTTCCGTTGCTTGTCTGGTTTTGTCCAGACCTTCAGCGGAGAGAAAGGGATTGCAATCCCCTCACATTATCAACCACTTACACTTTACGGTATAAAAATCCGGCAACAATCTTTTGTTTTTATTATTATTTATACCATTTTCGTAATATCACGAAAATGATTAAATATTATCGCTTAAAAGTTTTTTTATTAACTCCTCATTAAAATCTCTTTTTCTGAAATTACGCACCACCTGTTCCGGTTGGTGCAACCGAAGCACCGGAACCCCTCGCGGCAGTTTTTTTCTCAAATTTGCGAAGTTCATTTGTTAATTCAACAATTGTTCTATTTAGCTTTTTATTTTCTTCTATCTCTGCAATATATTTATCTTTCCAACTGCTTCCATAAATCGCAGGCTCTTCTCTCACAACATTTTCTATTATTGCGTATTCGCTTTTTAGCATTTCGCCTTTACCCGTTAAAAGCCACTCCGCAGATATATCTTCGTATGCGGAAATTATTTTTGTGAGCAGTGTAACATCTATTGCTTTTCTTGCCCCAACTATGTAGCCATTCAAGGTAGTATAGTTAAATCCTACTCTTGCAGCAAAAGCCCTTGCGCTTTTCTCTCTTTCTTTTATTATTTGTAATATCCTATCTATCATAACTCTATGTATTTTGTTATTTAAAACGATTTTAAATATTACTCATTTGTGGATATTTATTTGCAAATATCCACAAATGAGTATATATTTGCACCGTCAAACTAAACTTAGCTGACACAAAAAAAAGTTGTCCCTATTCGGGCTATTTTGATTGGCGTTAAAATGTGCTACAAATATACAACTTTTTATTTACAAAAAATTAGAAATGTTGCAACCTGCGCTACCTAATATCCGGCGAGCACAGCAAAGAACAATAGTTTTTAAACTCTTCTTCTAAGGCTGTTTTTCAGAAATGAAAACCACCGAAGCAACACTTCTAATCTATGTAAAACCAAAAGGCATTCTGTCTGTTTACGGACAAAATTTTTGAGTTAGCGTTCGAAAAAATTCGATGCAAATATACAGAATGTTTTTTTTGAAATAAAATATCAGGGTCAAAAAAAAATAAATCTACAATTTATTAAAACATCTCTTTTGAGCAGAGCGAATTTGACCCCGCAAAGCTTTTAAGAGGTGTTTTGCTTTTTACATTAAGGGTCAAAATTATGGAACATTTATCAACATTGTCATTTACAACTATTTTACAAAATATGAAAAAACGGTACTTACAGTGAAATTCGCGCTAATAGGTGTGGCAATCTTGTCATTATTTGTATATCACATTTTTATCTCATAGCTATTATGATACCAAAACTCTACACACAACCTGAAGCTGCGGCAATACTTGGATATAAACATCCGCGCTCATTAAATCGCCTTATAAGCGAGGGTGATTTAGAATGCACAAAACGCAAAGGTCGTAATGGAAGAAAACTCTTTACTGAGCTTCAAATACAAAACTATTTAAACTCAATGGCGGTGTAGCGACACTGTCAATATGTGTAACCAGCCAAGCCCAAACTCTGAATAAAACAGGGTTTGGGTGGAAGCAAACTAAATAACGTTATGGAAAATCTAATCGAAGTAAAAGTGCTGGCAGGAGGCAATGATGGTAAAGTAGAATTTATCAGCCATATAAATACGCTTTTCTTCTTCAAAAAATTACATGCCAATGGAGAATTAAATCTTTTCTCCACTGCCGAACTTATAACCAGAGCTGTTATTATGCTCGAAAAATCGGCAAATGTAACTCTGCTTGAGCATTTTTTGATTAGCGATTACCCTAATTTCCGAAAATACACTTTTATGCGCAACGATAATTTTACTAACATACACGATTTTATAAGGGCAGTCGAAACTATGATGGTAGAATATGATTTATAAAACCGAAAAACTATGAGAACAATAAAATTTAGAGGACAAGAAATAAATACAGGAAAATGGGTATATGGATTTTTAACTCCATTAAATCACGATACATACTGTGGTGTTGACAGTCATTGGTGTATTAATACAGACATTTTAAAGTGTTTTGAAATTATCCACGAAACAGTTGGGCAACTCACAGGATTAACAGATATAAATAGCAAAGTAATTTATGAAGGAGACATATTAACTAGTGGCAATGTAAACTACAAAGTTGAATATAATGATGGAGATGCCGCGTTTTGGATAATAAATGAGTGTGAAACGACTGCTTATCCGCTAAATAAAAATTATATTTTAGATTATGAAAAATGGCATAAATATTTAAAAAACTAATATTAAAAAACTATGGAAATAACACCAAAATGGGACCTCTGCGAAGGAAGTTTCGATACAAAAGAGGTAAAAATGCTGTGTGTGCCCAATAAGAATCATGGGTGTGTCAATTTGTGCATAAAAGAGCCAAATAATTGCTGGAATTTTCCAATAGCCCAAATTAAACTCCACTCTAAGGATTTATATGTGGACTTTGAGGCTACTTATGAGGATGCTGTGAAACTGGGCGAAGAAATCGCTCGGAGATGGAATGAATGTGATGAAAAACAATAACCATAAAATCACTTAATTATGTCAAAACTTAAATTTAAAAACTATACGAGAGTGACAATCGGGAAATTTGTGTTACTAAGATAGATGACAATCGCATTCAAATTCGAGCGAAAGATTTTACAAATGTCCATTTTGCGAAAATTAATGATGAATTTTTATTAACAATAGAATATGCATAAAATCACATAATCACTAAAAAAACAAAAAACTATGAACAACTATTTTGAATGTAAAGTAAAATTCGAGAAATTACTCGAAGATGGACTAAAAAAACAAGTAACCGAGAATTACCTTGTAGAAGCGACTAATCACGCTGAAGCTGAAAACCGCATTGCTACCGAAATGGAGCCATACATAAGTGGCGAATTTTCAGTTGAAGGCGTGAGAAAGGTAAAATACGCCGAAATCATTGGCGCGAATAAAGATGAGGGCGACCATTGGTACAAAACCAAAGTTGTCTTCCTGACCTTCGATGAAGAAAAAGGCACAGAAAAACGCCGTCCGGTAAATATGCTTGTAAAAGCGGCTTCTGTCGAAGACGGTTTGTGCGATGTGCGCGAAACCATGAGTGGTACAGTGTCCGACTACGAAATTGCCGCCATTGCCGAAACTCCAATTTTAGACTTCTATCCATACGCCGAGCCAACATCGGAAGAAGCATTCTATGAAGAAGATGAAGACGAAGAAAATGTCGAAGACTAAAATTCAATAACATAACTCAAGCCCGCAAGCGCGGGTTTGAGTTATGATAAACAATTAAAACTATGGCAGGTTCAGACTTGACAATAAAAGACGGGAATTTTATGCGTAATGGCAAAATTGTTCCCATTAAAATTGGCGATGCCGAGCAAATTGCTGTGCTTAAAAAATATGAAAAAGCACGCGAAGGCGAGGGGTATATAGAATATTCTATCGATGGAGATGGATATATTGATGTGAAAATCGAATTTGAGTGTACGGTTTGTAAAAACGTAATACAAAAAACCAAGACTATTAATATTAGCATTTTCAGTGGTTTTGTTTGCGATGACATTGATGAATCATTTAATGGCGAATTTTTCCATTGCACAAAATGTGGTGCGAAATACACAATGGGAAATGATGGAATTTTATTAGTATAAAAATTAAGTGAAAAATTAGAATCACATCCTCATTGTTCTAAAAAACAGAGGTAAAATTAGAATAACATCCTCGCTATTCTAAAAAGTAAGTGTAAAATTAGAATAAGAACACAAACAAAATGTTTCACGTACCGAATAAATATAGAATTAGAGGATGTTCGCTTTTAAGCAGCGATGACAGCTTTGGTAATAATGGAGCTTTTCTCGTTCCCTTAAACATAGAAAACAATATCGATGCTCAAGTAATAGCATCCGATGGAGAGGGTTGGGAGCATGTGTCGGTTGTAATTATCGATAACAAAATGCCGGAAACTCCCACATGGGATGAAATGTGCATAATAAAAGATATGTTTTGGGACGAAGAAGATACAGTTGTTCAATATCATCCGCCAAAGTCGGAATATATAAACTATAATGAAAACTGTTTGCACTTATGGCGCAAAATCGGATTCGATTTTCCTCTGCCCGATTCAACATTAATAGGAATAAAAAAGTAAAAACATTATGAAAGGAATATGTTACATAGAGCCTCTATTTATCGCAACAGCAGCAGGCACAAAAATAAACACAAGAAGATTGATAAATCCACAGCCATACGGAAAATTATTTCAAGCTTCTGATAGTGGTGACTTTTGGATTCAGTCTGAAAAATCAGGCGAATTTAAACCTCGCTACAAAGTTGGCGAAAAAGTTTACCTAAAAGAGCCGTATAAATTAGTTAGCCATATTGCTAATTTAGTTAACATAGAATTGAAGTACAGCAAAACGACAATAACAATAGATATGTTTCAGCACAAAACAAGGGAAAAGTCTGTTGAGTGGGTAAATAAGCGATTAAAAGAACAAAACAAGTCAAAATCCGGCTATTGTAACAAAATGTTTATGCCCGAATTTTGTGCAAACAACTTTATTGAAATTACCGCTGTTCGTGCCGAGCGATTGCAGGATATTTCAGATGAAGATTGTTTGAAAGAGGGAATTATTGATTTTAGTAGTGAGTATATGAAATCTTACACATTTGACGGAACAAGGCATTTATACGGAACTCCCAGCGAAGCCTTTGCCACTCTTATTGACAAAATATGTGGTAAAGGAACTTGGGAAGGCAATCCCTATATGTGGGCTTATGATTTTAAAATGGTAGAGTAAAAAATGACACACGGCAGTTTGTTTTCTGGAATAGGTGGATTTGACCTTGCTGCTGCGTGGTGCGGATGGGACAATGTCTTTCAATGCGAAATAGACACATTTTGCCAAAGAGTACTGAAATATCATTTTCCAAATACAGAATTATATGGAGACATTAAAACAACAGATTTCACAAAATACAGGGGAACAATCGATGTCCTCTCTGGAGGATTTCCTTGTCAACCATTCAGCGTTGCAGGAAAAAGAAAAGGAGCGGACGATGACCGTTACCTCTTTCCACAAATGCTCCGAGTTATTAACGAAGTTAGACCACGTTGGGTTGTTGGTGAAAATGTTGGGGGAATCGTCAGTATGGTACAACCCGGCAGTGAAACTCCGGTGGAAAGTCAAGCCTCTTTATTTGAAACGGATGACGAGAAAACGATACTCGCACAGGAATACGTCATCGAAACCATCTGTGCAGGTCTTGAAAATATCGGATATTCCGTCCAGCCGGTTGTTATTCCGGCTTGTGCCGTTGGTGCGCCACACAAGCGAGACAGAGTGTGGTTTATTGCCCACGATTCAAACACAAGGTATGAAAACTTGCAACAAGAATGGGAAGACGGAATTTCTTTCACTCAAACTACTCCCAACGCCAACAGCAATGATGCCGAGCGATGTGGATATGGAAAGATTGAACAAACGGAGGGTGAAAGACAGTATAAAAAACAAGAACGGGGGATTCGGCAAAACTCTGAACGAGTTGGCTGTAAAAGGGTTATTGCCAACACCACAAGCAAGAGATTGGAAAGGACTGTCAATTGCGGAAAGCAAGAGGCAAAGAAAAATTTCGACAACGTTCGGAGTGACATTACCCGATTTAGCAAAAAACAATCTTCTGCCAACTCCACAAGCGACAGATCACAAGAGGGGACTAAAGTCAGAGCATCAACAATCAGTAGGAAGGTCGTTGGGTTTAACAGGTTCCCAACTCAATCCCCTGTTTGTGGAAGAGATGATGGGCTTCCCTGCAAATTGGATTTTGCTTCCGTTTTTGAAGGAATAGAATTTCCGAGAAAAGGAAAAAGCTTTCCTCGATGGAGGAAAGAAAGCATTAAAGCCTACGGAAACGCCATAGTTCCGCAGGTTGCATATCAAATATTTAAAACTATAAACGTAATCAATCTTTAACACAATATCGCCGAAAAATTAACTAACGATAGTATAAATAACTTGCGTGTTCAACGAAAACAATCGTACTTTGCTGTATAATAAAACACTGACAATCAACTAAATGCATACCAATGTCATACATAACACCGACTGTCTTGAGGGCTTAAAACTCCTGCCGGACAACAGCGTAAACTGCTGCGTAAACTGCTGCGTAACTTCGCCGCCGTATTATGCTCTGCGGGATTATGGTATGAGCGAACAGGTTGGACTTGAAGAAACGCCCGAACTGTATATCGAAAAACTGACGGAAATATTTATACAGGTTCATCGGGTCCTAAAACCCGACGGCACATTGTGGGTAAATATTGGCGATTCTTACAACGGTAGTGGCAAAGCAAACGGCGACAAGAGCGTTGATAAATATTTGCAAAAAACAAATAAACACAGCCACAATATAAGAGTTCTGAAAATAGAGGGTTTAAAGCCCAAAGACTTAATTGGCATTCCCTTTATGTTGGCTTTTGCCCTGCGTTCTGTGGGATGGTATCTCCGGCAGGACATTATTTGGGCAAAACCAAACCCGATGCCCGAAAGCGTTACCGACCGTTGTACCAAAAGCCACGAATACATTTTTCTGTTATCTAAGTCGAAAAAATATTACTTCGACAACAAAGCCATACAAGAAGTCGCCAATTACGATGGCAGAAAAAATATGATGCGCAATGTTTCAACAAAATACGCAAATGCTGATTACAGCGAACAAAGTCCACAAACAATGCAAAACAGCGCGACAGAGCGTTGGCACACAAACGAAGACGGCGAGTTTATTCGTAACAAGCGCGATGTGTGGACTGTGGCTACCAAGCCGCTAAAAGAAAAACACTTTGCAGCCTTTCCGCAGGAATTGGTTAAAGATTGTATCCTTGCCGGATGTCCGGAAGGCGGTATCGTACTCGATCCGTTTATGGGTGCCGGCACCACAGCGGTAGTAGCGCGAAAATTCAATCGCGATTACATCGGCTTTGAACTAAACCCGCAGTACTGCAAAATCGCCGAAAATAGACTTAAAAACGAATTAGGAATTTTTATATAAAAAAACAATATAATATGGAAACAATTTTTTTTAAACACGGAAAGTACCCTTTGTTTTTTGCTATCCATGAAAATTGTGGTGTATGCGTAGCCTGTTATAAAGAAGAATACATAATTCAAAAGAAAACAAACTCTAATGAAATTGATTTAATGAGTAAGAGATTTGATGATATTGAGTATATTTCTTCAACAGAAGAAGAATTTACAGGCATGTATGTTAAAGCAAAAAACGAATTAGAAATTTTTATATAATGAATATACAGGAACTGCGACAGCGGCAAAGATGGTCCCTTGACCAAAAAATCGACCACACATTCGGTACGATTGATGAATTTTGTCGTAAGGTTGATAATCCTGTTATAAGCTTTTCCGGTGGCAAAGACAGTACTGTGCTGATGCATCTTGTGCGAAATATAATGAAACGCGATTTACCGGCTGTTTTTGTTAACACCGGAAACGAGTATCCCGAAATAGTCAAGTTTGCGACAAAAAAATATAACAATGTTACAGTGTTGCGCCCAAAGATAAATATAACGAGAATCATTGGCAAATATGGCTTTCCGTTGATATCAAAAGAGTATTCAAAAATGATTTACGAATTGAGAAATGGAGCTAAGCACGCACAGCGATATTTGACAGGTAAACAGACAGATGGAAAAGAAACAAGTTTTATTTTACCTCAAAAATATAGATTCTTGGTAAATGAGAGGTTTAGCTGTTCGGACAAATGCTGTAACTTTCTGAAGAAACAACCGACTTCTAAACTAAACTCTATTACGGCGGAAATGGCAGTAGAAAGTGTGTTGCGTGAAAAAAGTTGGATAAGAACAGGCTGTAATTCATTTGGCAAACATAGTAAAAGCAAGCCGTTTTCAATATGGACAGAGCGTGATATTTTAGAATACAAACAGCGGTTTAATGTGGAGTTCTGCGAAATTTACGAGGATGCACGTGTCGCACGAACGGGTTGTATGTTTTGCGGATTTGGAGCTACATTCGAGGGTTTAAGCCGCTTTGAAATACCAATGGAAAGATATCCGAAGATTTATAAGTATTTTTTAAATATAAAAAACAACGATGTAACATATCAAGAGGCTCTTAATATTTGTGGAGTAATTCTGCCACACCAAAAGGGCTATCAGAAAAATATTTTTAGTAAAACAGAAAACGAATTAGAAATTTTTATATGAAAACAATTTATCAACCTACCGGAAAAGCTGCCGAATATGCAAAATGGGCTTGCAATTTTTATAACGGCTGCTCAATCGATTGTCAATATTGTTATTGCAAACGTGGCGTAATGTCATCAAATTGGAGCAATCCGCCCAAGCTAAAATCCAAGCTCAAAGACGAAAATCACGCTTTAAAAGTATTTAAAAAAGAGTTGAAACAAAATCTACCGGAACTGCAAAAACACGGATTGTTTTTCAGTTTTACGACAGACCCGATGCTGGAAGAAGCATTATCTTTAACTTGGAGTGCTATAAATATTTGTTTTAAAAATAATGTAAATGTAAAAATATTAACTAAATGCACAGATTGGTTGCGGTGGTTTAAATATGAAACATATAGCAAATACCTACTTAATAGCAATAAAACTCAAATTGCTTTCGGTTTCACTCTTACAGGACACGATGAATTAGAGCCAAATGCAAGCACCAACGCTGAACGTATCGAAGCAATGAAGAAACTTCACGAAGCCGGCTTTAAGACTTGGGCGAGCATCGAGCCGATAATTGATTTTGAGAGCAGTATGAATATGGTTATTCAAAGTGAAAGCCATTGTAACTTATATAAAATAGGACTTAAAAGTGGAGGTAAATACAACAAAAAAGTTGTATTCGACTTCGTATGGAAAATAATCTGCATTGACACAGGAGCAAAATATTACTTCAAAGACAGCCTACTCAAACAAGCTGGTATCGAACGTGAAAGTTTACCAGAAAACTGTGTCGGCAGGGATTATAATTTATTTAAAAAACTAACCTAAAACTTAGAACAACCACCCTCTTATTCCAAAAAAAGAAGGTAAAAACAAGAATAAAATGAAAACAGCACCAAATTTAAACACATTATCCAAAGAAGTTTTTGAGGCTAACAAGGCAAAAGGATTTCACGATAAGGAATATAGCGATGAAACGTTGCTTATGCTCGTAATAACTGAACTGTCGGAAGCTATTGAGGCGGATAGAAAAGATAAAAGAGCAAAAACAAAAGAACTTACAGAACATTTGAAATATCAGAATGCAAAAAAAGAAGATAGATGGTGGATAGAGTGGTATCCTCATTGGTATGATACCTTTATAAAAGGTTCTATCGAAGAAGAACTCGCCGATACCGTTATTCGATTGCTTGATTTGGCAGGATTGAGAAATGCCGAAATAACAATTAACAATGGATTTATTGGCGACACAAAAGAATTGATTTTTAGAGATAAAAGTTTCCCTGAATTAGTATTTTGGATTACACGTAGGATTATATCATTAAAAATTTATGTTTCACGTATTAATAATCTTGTTTCAATAGTGTTAATGAGTATTATAGCTTTGTGCGAACACTTAAACATTGATTTATGGCATCACGTTGAACTCAAATTACAGTATAACAAAACACGCCCGGATAAACACGGAAAAAAATATTAAAACTCCGTTTGTCGAAGTGATAACATATAAACTTATAGAGAAATGAAAAGTGACCTATCATTAAATCAAATAGAATGCGCATTAGCAAAATACTTTGACACACGAAAAAACATTATTGTTTGTAATGTATCATTTGGATTGTTGGATTATGAAGCTGATATGCTTATTTTGAACAGAACAGGTTATTTGACCGAAATAGAAATAAAGCGTTCCTTGTCAGACTTAAAAGCTGATTTTGGCAAGAAGCATAAGCACGATGATAAAAAGGTTAAGGAGTTCTACTATTGCATTCCTGATACTTTATTGGAAGATTGTATAGCATTATGCCATGAGAATAAACAGCCAATAACAGGAATTATAACCTACACGGAAGATGCCGTCTTGCGAACATATTATAGAATAGCACTAAGTTGTGTTTATGGGGAACTTGAGCCTTATTTTTCCGGTAGAAAACTTTTTCTCGAAGAACAATTACAATTGGCGCGATTAGGCGTTATGAGAATGTGGAATTATAAAAATAAAGAATAATTAAATCAATAAATTATGTTTACAACACCTTGTTTTATCAGAAAAAACACGCCCGAATTGAGGGCGAGGTTAGAAGAATTGGGGTATAACAATGACAAACATCTTCAAAATACTTATGGAGATTCTATCATTACAAGATGCGATGGAACATACCATCCACACTCTCCGTCAAAAAGCAGAAGTTTAGATAAAAGTATTACCGATTGCTCCAAAAACGAAGATTTATTCCTTGCCCTTGCTGCAATAAGGGATGATAGTGATTATATGCAGTGGATAATTTGCCTAAAAGAATATCATAAAGGTGCTTCAATTGTAGAAGTAGGAGATTTTAAACTTTGGAAAAATAAAGCTGCATTCAAGGAGTCCCATTATTGGCGCAAAGCCACTGTCGAAGAATTAATTAAACATTTTAATAAATAAATATTATGAAAAAAATTGTACAACTTGACGAAACTGATTATAATGAACTTTTAGAAAAGGCGAATTATAATGAAGAAATGATTGAGGCAAAAGCAAAAGATTTGTATCTCAATGAGGGCATTCCAACATTTAAAATCTTGATTGAATTTGAAAAAGATTATTATGAAATTATAGAATTCAATGTGAGATATTGTTACCTTTCAGAAGACAATAAATTTTACAATCTTCCATACGAAGATGCAAGAAAAATTTGTAGATATGCAGAACGAAAAATTAGAGAGTTGGCTATCTCGCAATTCGGACAACAAATTAATGATATAAACTTGTGGAATAAGCGATTAAAGTTACTTAGAAATTGGAAACTTAAATTTATTGGACTTACTATATTTGGTTGGTTGGCAGCCGTTGGACTTGTGGTTTTATATCTAATTAAATAAATGTATTATGACAGCAATAGAAATGCTAAAAAAAACAACAGGCTACGCTAAAGAATACAGCAAGGTAGCAAAGAAATCTGTATTAAGAAATTCTCACATGAACGAGCTTAAAGCCGATGAGGATATAGATCAGAGACATATCGATGCCGTCCTTGTAGATTTCATTAACTATATAGGAATGAAGTATTGTATTGATTACGCGCTATATTCATCCGACCTAAAAGCACAATAGTATTATGGAAAAACTCCCCAACTCTTAACTCTTAATTAAATATATGTTTATCAAATCGAGATTAATGTTTTTCCCTGAGTATGTCAATGAACTACAGGAAACGTCCATACAGCGACTTATATCGCAACACAGAGATGGCTACCTTGTTTATCATTATCTACTCAAGGAATGTTACAAGAACGGATATTTTGCGGAATGGTTTGAAAAAGACAGCCCGTTTATCGTAGCCCGTTTTCTGAATAAAAAGGAAACGTTCATTCGTGAAGTTCTTAACTACTGCCTTTACTTAGGTCTTTTCAACAAAGAACTATTAGAAAGCAGGAGTATTCTAACATCGAAATACATACAGGAGCAATACGTGGTAATAAAGAAAATGACACGCCGCAAACTGGATGAAATAAACGATGACTATCGATTAATAGACCGCGAACGCGAAGCTGCAATTATCAGTTCAATCAAAAATTACTTTGATAATGACAACGAAAACGGCAATTCTGTACAGAATGATACCAATTCTGTACAAAAACCACAAGAAAATGTACAGAATTTAAACAAAGAAAAAGAAAAGGAAAAAGAAACAGAAAAAAAACATAAAGAATCTTCTTCTTCTTTTTCTGTGGAAAATGAAATGGGTAAAATTTTGATACATAAAAAAATCCCCGAATTCGAGACTGTACTCCTTCGGTGGTTTGAGTATAAAGCCGGGCGCGGCGAAATGTACAAAAACAAACGAACGCTAAAGGCTTGTATTACAAGACTTTATAACAACTGTAACAATCGCCTCGATATTGCCGAGTTTATGATTAACAAAGCAATAAGCGAGGGTTGGGTGGGATTCTTCACTCCCAATCAACACGAAATGAAAATGTTTTATCCCGAAAAATTAAACAAGAATGGAAAAAATCAGCAAAGTAATTCCGCGAGCAATAAAGGGCGGAAGGAATGGCGAGAAGATATCAACAACAACGGTTTGCCTTTCTAAGCCAATCTCAGAATTGCCTACAAGATATGAGATAAATACTCCGAATTTTTACAGATTTCAAAGTCTTTCGGAATTTAGCGATAGCGATGTTAAAAACTGGTTATATATTAATTTGTGCCAGTATGTGGATTTTGCAGGGCGCAAGAATTTTATTGACAAAGAACTTATACAAGTGTGTTGTAATATGATTTACTCCGATTTGTCCGTCAGACCAAGTGCGAGAATAAGCGTTTTGCCTTATTTTGTAAACGCCTTATTCTCGGGAAAACATAAAATCTACGGCGATATAACTGCAAGTTTTATTATGGAAATTTGGCAACAATCGAAAGTCGAATTTGATGCAAACTTTGAGTTGTTTATCAAAAAAATGCAGACCGAAAATCCAAATGTAGATTTAGATATTTATTATTCTTAAAAACCTAAACTATGAAAAAACATATCGAAGAATACGCGTTGCGAAAGTTAGGTTATGTGCCTGACAACAAAAGCGATATATCGAAAGTTGCCCGCGATTTTTGGAAAGAAGTCAATGAGCTTCTCGAATATCGAAAACACCACGATGGCAAATCATATTTAGATTCTGCCTACTATTTTTTAGAAAAATACAACATTTCGGGAATTTCTACAGACGGAATTTTAAAACATTATACCCGATCGAAAAATAAACAACGTTTTGAGTAGCGAGAGCAGAGGGCAAATGAAATTTGAACTATGCCGAGTCACGAAAAACGACTAAATTTATTGAACAAAAAACCAACGAAAAATGAAAAATCAAATTTGTAACTACATCGAAATCGTGCCTCGTCTCAAAGTGGAATCCATTTCCGAAAACGAATGGACACTCAAGGTCGATGTCCTACCAATCCGATTAGCCGCTCGAAATGGTATTCGCTACGAAGAAAACACTCAAGAAACCGATTCCGGCACAGTACTTAACCAAATCGTTACTCTTTCCGACAAAACCGAAGATTGGAACCGGGATATTTTCAGCGGATTGAAATACTACTTTGTGAAAGTTTTTGCACCCAACGGAACTTTGATTGTGGGAAAAATTCGCTATCCGGCAAAAAAAAATATATCAAAAAATAAATCTGAAACAACTCTCACTTTTACCGCGCAGTCGCCATTTTGAGGCTTTTTTTAGCCGGTATTTTTTTATAAAAATCAAAATTTGTCCTTTTTTAAGCCAAAAAATGATTATACTATTGCAAAAAATTTGATTTATGAGCAATCTTTTTTTAAGCGAAATAGCCAATTCCAAACTAATGATTCAGAAAAGCTTTATTTCTGAATTTGAAATTCTTTTAAAACAAGGAAATCGCGACAAACAGCCCGATTTTCCTGTCTTAAAATTCTCATCGGCTTTAGGTTTGACTTCTTCCGATAGTGGAAATTATTTCGATAAAGTCGAAAAAGACTCTATCATTATCATTCCCATTATTGGCACAATGTTCAAATACAACAGCTGGTGGAGCTATGGAATGGATTATTTCGCCGACCTTATTCGTCAGGCAAATGCGAGTGAAAACGTATCGGGAATAATTCTTTTGATAAACACACCGGGCGGGTCCACCCAGTCGCTTATTCAACTCGAAGATGCTATGCGCAATCTTACCAAGCCTTGTGTTGCTGTCGTAGATGGAATGTGTTGTTCCTGCGGGATTTACATCGCGAGCTTTGCCGACCGGATTGTCGCGCTTAATCGTATGTGTGAAATTGGCAGCATTGGAGTTTTTGTTCAATTCGTTGATTTTTCAAAATACTACGAAAAAGAAGGCATTAAAATCATCGAGGTATATCCGTCCGAATCGGCTTATAAAAACAAAGGCGTTCGCGATGCTATAAAGGGTGATAATGAATACCTCATTGACGAAAGTTTGAGTCCATTTGCAGAACATTTTCAAGAAATTATAAAAACCAATCGACCGAATTTAGACACTTCGGTAGAAGGTATTTTGGAAGGTAAGGTATTTTACGCTTATCACGCCGTTGAAAATGGTTTGATTGACTCGATAATGAATCTTGAACAGTCCATTGCGCTTGTACGGCAACTTGCTGACGAACAACAACAGCTCAAATCACTTTTTAATTAATCAGAATTATTAACCAATCTTATTTTTATTTTTATGAAAAAAAAATGGCAAAAACGGTTTATGGCAATTGCGGCTTTGCTTGGCTTTACTGCAAAAGTAAAAGACGGCAAACTCACAGCCGATGAACAAAAAGAAATCTTCGCGAAGTACGAAGAAACCTACGGCACAACTTTCGCTGCCGACAAAGAAGCCAACGAGGATTTACCGCCGGAAACTTCCGAAACTCAACTTTCGGCTGAAGAAATCGCGGAAATCGCCGGTTTTATGGGTGTTGAAACAACCGAAGTTCCCGACGATGCAAAAGCGGCAGCCCAAGCAGCAGCAAAAAAAGCGGCTGATGAAAAAGCAGCAAAAGAAGCCGCCGAAAAAAAGGTTGTTATTTTAGGCGACCAAGAAGACAAAGGCACAAAAGAGACTGTTAAGGTCGAAGGCAAAGCCATTGCTCTTATTGGACACGCTCATACGGCAACTCACCTTTTCGGCGTAAAGGAAGACTTTTTCGCGCTTTCTCGTCCCGAAAATGCATTAATGGTTTCCGATACACTATTTGTGGGAGCAATGAACAGAAAACAACGTGAAGATTTTATTGCTCGCGTTGAACAATATGCTGAAAAAGTCAGCGAAAGAATTGAATATTTGCGTGAAAACGGTTTACTTGGAGTACTCGATTTTGAAGCGCAAATAAAAGGCGAAAGTCATATTGACTACACCGACCTGTTCAACACTGCCGGCGAATTTATCGTGCGCCGTACCGACTTGATTTTGGCATATCTGCGCACATTACCCACTGTTCGCAATATCTTCCCGATGCTTTCGGGCGTTCAAAACAAGATGCTGGCACCAACAGCCAATTTTGGGGAACTTTCACAAGGTTATCGTGAAGGTAAACTTTTCAAAGGAGTTGTAAAATTTGCTGCTGAAACCTACAAAGTCGATGACTTAATGTTTAAGTACAACTTCAAAGACTTGATCGAACTCGAACGTCAATATATTGGCGACAAAAACAAAGAGGGTTCTTCTGTTTTCAAATGGACTTTTATGGAATGGATTATGGTTCATTTTGGAATCAAACTACAAAACGAACAAAACGTGCGTAACGTGCGTGGAGTTGCCGTTCCTGAACAGAATGTTTTATCCAACCCCGCCAATTTTGGTGCCGATGGCGTGTTACGCGCTATCGAACGTGTTATTGAAGAACGTAAAGTTCTACCTTTTGACGATTATGGAGTTTACGATGCAAATTCTATGCTCGACACTGTCGAAGGAATGTACGACAAACTTTACGAAGTTGTTCCGGATACAAGCAACTTCCGAATCTACATGAACAAACGTCATCAACGTTGGTATATTCGCGCATACCGTCAAAAATATGGTACAGATGCCGATTTTACAGGCTCAAATGCACAAATGGTTGATTTGGACCCTAACAACATTATTTGGGTTCCGAATATGCTTATCAACGACTTCCGTATTTGGATTACCACTGTCGGAAACGTTATTCTTCTCGAAGACAAACCGGGAGAAATGATGTCTTTTGAATTTACAAAAGGATACGAAAATGTTCTTGTACTCAGTCGTTGGAAAGAAGGGGCTATTGTCGAAATGCCCGGTATTCAGTTCCCCACTCAAGCCGCGCTCAAAGCCAACAACTTCAAAGAACAATGGCTTTTTATCAATCGTCCTACTACCGATTTGGAACTTACTGCGACTGTCGATTTTTCGACAAACACACACTTCGCTATCAAAAACGCTACAGGCGGAGCAGCTGCTGTCGATACCGTCAATGGAGCAGCTTGGGATATTGTATATAAACTCGAAGCCGGTGCTGCCGGAGCCAAGGTAATCAAAGGCGGTGCATTTTCTGAAATTAAATCCGACTTTACCGCAGTTGCCGCAGGCGACTACATCAAAGTGTATGCGCAACTTGCCGATGTCGATGTCGTAATCGATGGCGAAACCGTGAAACGTACTCAAATGACAGGAAAATTCCTCGAATACGGACGTTCCGTAACTGTTACGCCATAATCGCGTAAAACCTTATTTACTCCTGCCGGATTATTTCGGCAGGAGAATAATTATTTTTCAGTATAAAAACTTTAATACTTTACAAAAATGATAAGAGATTTGCAAAAAGAGCAAAACAATGTCAATAAGGCACCAAAAATGATGTATCGTTTATGGCTTGCCGATTTGAACGATGTTGATGTTGATAATTTTCCAAAATCCGTCAATGCCACCATTCAAGTCAATCCACTCAAAGCAGGGAAATATTTCCACTTTTTGGATGCAAACCCTAAGAATATGAAACCCAATGCCGCTCCAGGCGAAAGTCCTCATGGTGGTGTATTAACTCTTACACCTGTAATAGAAGGTATAAGCAAAGCTACGCTTGCGTGGATATATGAAAATGTTGGTAAGGAAGTAATTGTAATTTGGGAACGTTGCTCCGACAGACAACGATTCATTGGCGGCTCGCCTTGTTCCGATGGTCTCACAATTAAATACACTACTATTGGCGAACAAGACGGTGGTGTATTAGGTATCAATCTTTCATTCGAAGGTGCGGAATGTCCTGAGCCTTTTCTCTTCTACGATGGCGAAATTCCGACATTACCGGCTACACCGGTTACAATTGCCGGTGGCACATTCGCTCTTCCCGCAGCCAGTCAACTCATTTTGCGTGACAACACTTCAGCCACAAACCTTACCGACATCACAGGCGTTACCGATGCCGATGTTGGTCGCGTGATTGAACTTCAAGGTGCTGGCGTAAACTTCCCAACGCAAATAGCGTCTTCCGCTAAATTCATTCTGCAAAACGGAATGCCTTTCTCGGCGGCTCTTGGTAACTCTATTTTCTTCCAAATTACGAAAACAGGCGCAAATGCCTACGCGTTTTTTGAAGTTGACCGAAGATAATTTTTCACAAACCTCGACAGGTTGAAAAACACCTGTCGGGTTTTAATTTTTTTAAGACTATGAAGAAAAAGTATTCAATTAAAGAAAAACAAGGTTGGGTTGCCAAACTTACCGATATCGATAATTTCGATGCCGATTTGGATTTGTTTAAAACAAAATTTCCTACACACAATCTCAATAGAGATTTGGCGCGGGTTAATAAAGTAAACAAACAGCGGTTGTCTTCCAATATGATTTATCACTTGCTTGATGTTGTTTCGGCAGAAGAAATCATCGCAAACAGAGAAGCAAAATCAGAATCCGGAGAGCAAAAACCGGAAGAAGTCATTATCGAAAATGCGGAGCAAGCAAAAGAAATTTTGAAAGCAGTAAATATTGATATTGAAAACGAAATCTTTTCAGAAGAATTCTTTGCAGAAACAATTGGAAAAACCGCTCAAGAAGTAGTTGCGTTTGCCGCTCAAACCTTTGCCGAAAAATTGGCAGCCGTACAATCGGAAACCGTAACCGAAGAAACAAAAACGGAAACCGTAACCGAAGAAACAAAACCGGAAACCGTAACCGAAGAAACAAAAACGGAAACTGTAACGGAAGAAACAAAATCGGAAACTGTAACAGAAGAAACAAAACCGGAAACTGTAACGGAAGAAACAAAATCGGAAACTGTAACAGAAGAAACAAAACCGGAAACTGCAACCGAAGAAAAAACCAAAGAAACGGAAGAAAAAACCGGAGTACCGGAAACAAAAACCGAAGAAACGGACAAAAAAAAAGACAAAAACGCGAAGAGTTCCCAAACATAAATTGGGATAATAACACTTCCGATGAAATACAGATGTGCATTATCTTGTACGACGAGCGTGTAAATACTTACCATCGTCTGCAAGATATTGACACATTGATTGATGAAAAACCCGAACTTTCTTCTGAGCTTATAGATTTAGACATTCGCAACCAGCAGGCGCATCGCGAACTACAAACCTACAACGACACAAAAAAGTTTGCAAACGAGCATCAATTAGTTATTGATTTTAATATTCGTAAAACTGCACTTTCGGATTTAAAGTTTTTGAGAAAAACTTCGCCACAGAAATTTTTAAATGAGATTACCAATTTACAGCAAAACATTAGGCGTGTAGAAAGTAAAATCAACACAAAAAAATACAAGTCGGACGAAGAATTAAAAACGTGGACTGAAAATTTAAACCGCCTAAAAATTAAACGTGATTTAATAGCGGATATAATTTCGGAATAAAACCGTTTTTCATCTCTATTAAAGTTTAGATTTTTAGCAATTTACAATTATAAAATCGCTAACTTATTAGTTTTAAATGTTTTTTGTTCTTCACTTTACAAAAGATTTAAGTTTGTGAGAGAGAAAAGTCCGTGCCGCTGGGGGCTTCGGAGGTAATGCAAAGGTTGAAAAATTGGGGTTTTATGATAAAATGTTAATTTTCAGCAGTTCAGCATTGATTTTGGGTAGTTCTTTCTTTTCAACGAATTTTTATAATTAAATTGTCATTAAACAATGGAACAACTTATATGGCATACCGAACAACGGACAGTACGCGAACTGATTCCACTTGATTATAACCCTCGAAAGCGCAATGAGGAAAAACAAATTGAACTCAGAAAAAGTATCGAGGATTTTAATATCGTGGACACGCCTGTGCTTAACCTCGATGGTGTTCTTATATCCGGACAGCGCAGATTAGAAGCATTGTTTGAGTTGGGACGAGCTGACGACATTATCGATGTGCGCGTTCCTAACCGATTGCTCACAGAAGATGAGGTTAAACGTTATTGTCTTCTTGCTAATACTCACGCTGGAGAATGGGACCTGATAAAGTTGGAAGCTAATTTTGCGGATATTTATCACGATATTTTGGATATGCCGGAAATAACAGCTGATTTACAATCGTCTGACTTGTTAGATAAGGCAAAGAGTAAGGAAGTTGTTGATGACGGATTCGATGAAGTGCCTGACGAAAATGCTGTGCCAGTTGCCAAACTTGGCGATGTATTTGAATTGAACTCGCACCGGTTAATCTGTGGCGACTGTACGGATTATTCAATTCTTAAAATTTTGATGAATGGAAAACTGGCGGATATGGTATTTACCGATCCACCTTACAATGTTCGTGTGCAAAATATTGTTGGACTTGGGAAAACCAAACACGATGAGTTTGCAATGGCTTCGGGCGAAATGAACAAAACCCGCTTCTCACGCTTTCTCGAAGATGTGTTTTTGAATCTGATAAAATCCACGACAAATGGCTCTATCCATTTTATTTGTATGGATTGGAAACATACAAATGAATTAACAACTGCCGGAAAGATTTACACCGAATTTAAAAACTTAATTGTTTGGGTAAAAGATAACGGCGGAATGGGAACATTTTACCGCTCGAAACACGAACTTATTTTTGCTTACAAAAACGGCAAGGGCAAACACACCAACAATTTCCAACTCGGACAGACAGGGCGTTATCGCACAAATGTTTGGGAGTATGCCGGAATGAACTCTGTTGGTAATATAGAACGCGACTTACTCGAAGATCATCCAACAGTAAAGCCTGTAAAATTAGTTGCCGATGCAATTCTTGATTGCTCAAATTTCAATAACATTATTCTTGACAGTTTCCTTGGTTCCGGCACCACTCTTATTGCTGCCGAACAAACCAGTCGTGTGTGTTACGGGTCCGAACTTGACGAAAAATATGTTGATATTATTATTCGCCGCTATATGCGTTTTATGCGGCAGTATCAAAAACCGTTTGAAATAAAACGAAACGGAATCGCACTCACAGAAGACGAACTTAAAGATTGGAAATAATGTATTCGGAGTCTTTTCTTGACAAAGTGCGCTCATTTGGAATTCTCGGTTATTCGTGTGAACAAATTATCGACCTCGTAGAACCGGAAAATGTACAACATTTTCGTGAAGACTTTGAGGACTCGAACTCAGAAGTGTATCGCGCATATCGGAAAGGAAAGACAACCGGCGAATATAATATAGATAAAGAACTTTTTGATAAATCTACAAAAGGACACGATTTAACTGCTAATAACTCTCTTGAAGAGAGAAAACGAAAAAGAAGAATTGATAGTAAAATTTTCTCGCACTTTGGATTAAATTGACTTTTTAAAATATACAACTATGTTTATTATTAGAAAAATAGATGATAAGAATATCGGAATATTCGATACTTCCATTATGAATAAAGAACTTGTGGTTGCAGCTAAGTTTGCCGCAAAAACACAAAACGACAAAGTAGTCCTCGAAAGCTCTGAGTTGAGAATTAAGTACACATTTGGATTTGATGAATGTACTGTAGATGAAGAATCTTTTACAAGTTCCGCAGATGCTGTTAAGGCTCTTAACGCCTTTATAGGGGCTTTTAAATCAGGCGGCGGCACAGGCGGCGGCGTAAGTCCTACAGCCCACAACAATCTAACAGAGAGAAGTGCCGAAGATTGCCACCCAATAAGCTCTATAACAGGCTTAGAGGGCGAGTTGGCATTAAGAATTAAAGACGTAGAGGACACGGGAAGCGGTGAAAGTATCGTACAAGTGGTTGCCGGACAGAGCGATGAGGATATGTTTTCATTTATCGGTTATTCTTCTGACGGCGAAACCTATGTATCTGGCGGTGGCGTATGGAAATTAAGCGCGGATGATAAACCTGTCGCGACGAATCTGACTTCCGGACGTATTCATTCAATGGGCGAATCTGCTGACGGCACGCTGTACTTTGGAATTGGAACTGAAAAAGGAATTTTCAAGAGAGATATAGCCACAGGTAATATCATTCCTACGAATTTGGATTTTGGCGATATTATAAGTATGGTTTTGTCTAATAGCGGCAAGTTTTACGCTGTTGGGGAAGAATTGGGAACATACCTGTTAGATGATATAACAGGGGACTTTACACTTGTTTTTCCGGGTATAACAGGTGGTGCCGCCAAGTCTGCCGACGGCACGCTGTACTTTATGTACGGTGGCGAAATTTTCAGATTGGACGATGTAACAGGGCAACTTACAACTATTTTTACAAATAACGATTTAAGGATTAATCGTTCGCTATTGTCATCTGACGGAACTTTATATTTCTTGGGTACTTATAGAGATTCTGAAGGTTTTATTTTATACAAATTAGACGAAAATGGAGATATTGTTCAGGTGTTTTCGGCAGACTTAGAGATTGCTAATTTCAACGAATCCGGAGATGGCACGCTGTACTTTTTATCGTTCGATACGTTAAGATTTTTAGGGGTAATTTCTAAATTAGAAAACGAGCAGCTTGTTTCGGTGTATGAAGCGGAGCCATATACTATCCTTGAAGGGATGGGTAAATCGTCAGATGGCACATTGTATTTCGGCGGATATGCACTTGATTTTGAAGCGGAACAGCTTGTAGGAGCGGGAATTTTGAAATTAGACGCAGACGGACAAATAGTTCAAACGAACAATACCGATGCTATGATTCAGAATATAGGTCAGTCGGCAGACGGAACATTATTCTTTTTAGGCGATGGAATTTATAGGTTGGAGTTTATAGAAAAAATTTTTGGTCGTTCCAAAGACAAATGGATTGACTTGAATAAGTTTATAGACGATAAAATAAACAAAGCATTAGCCTTACAAAACCAAATTCATTTTGTAACCGAAGTGCCGGAAACAGGCACTGACGGCGAATTATACATTATAATACCCGCGTAATATGGCAACAAACGCAATAATAGCGACAATAACCGTAGCTCCCAATGCTACTACTGTAACAAAGGCGATGGTAAATTCTACACAATGGCGTGTGGGTACTTCGGGCGCGTGGAACTCTGGAAATTGCACACTTACCTCAGATAATGTGTATCAGTTTCGCACGCCATTGTCAGGAATGACGTCAGGCACTGTTGCAACACTGCCAAATATAAAAGCCGATGTTGTTATTAATTGGGACGAAACCGAAGATATTATTATGTCTGTTGGTGATTATTTTATGCGTTATTACGCGCGAGAGTGCTCAAATTTAACTTCGCTTGGCGTTCCCGATACAAGCGGCATTAAGTCTGTTGGCGATCTTTTTATGTATAATTACGCGTATCGCTGTGCCTCCTTAGCTTCACTTAAAGCACCCGATACAAGCGGCATTACGTCTGTTGGCAGTGATTTTATGCGTAGTTACGCTAATGGCTGTACTTCCTTAACTTTGCTTGGCGTTCCCGATACAAGCGGCATTAAGTCTGTTGGCGATCTTTTTATGGGTAATTACGCGCAAAGTTGTGCTTCTTTAACTTCACTTAAAGCACCCGATACAAGCGGTTTTACGTCTGTTGGCAAGAGTTTTTTGTATAATTATGCGGCAGGTTGTGTTTCCTTAACTTCGCTTGGCGTTCCCGATACAAGCGGTCTTACGTCTGCTGGCATTGATTTTATGCTTAATTATGCGTCAGGTTGTAACGCTTTGGAAAAATATATACTTCCTGAAAATACAGGATGGTTTATTCCACGTAATGTAAACTGGAGCGTACCTGCAGGCAGGCTGGGAGTATTAAAAGGTATTGCACCCACGCCTCAAGCTGTTGCCGATTGGCAGGCTTTAACCGTAAGTGGCAAAACCTTATATACAAACTATATTCGCAATGCTGCCGATATATTGTTAGCAGAGCAACCCGCAACTAATTTTCCTATAGGAACATTTATTGACGATGAATTTAAACGCGCCTCAAAAATCGGAACATTCGTTGATGGGGTGTGGAAAGAGGGAAAAGCGGCTTATACGTTTCAAGGTGGGGTAAGAAAAGAAATTTTTAGCAATCAATAAAATCAAAAAAAAAATGAACGAACTTTATTCTACAGTATCATTTCATCAACTTTGGTGGAAATTCCTTGCCGGTGTAGTGCTCTTTGCGCTTGGCACTATTATTCCGCATATTATTTTTAAGAACAAATACGACAAGCAGAAATTCACTTCGCGGCGATGGTATGTGGTGGTCGCTTGGTACTGTCTGTTAGTATTTGTGCTTCTGCTCGATGGCGAATTTATCAAGTCGGGAATTGCCAGCACAATAACTATTGCGGCAGTAGTAATGTCGGGCGTGTTTATGTTGTCGAGCACCTTAGAAAAATTTACAATCAAAAAAGGTGACATTGAGATAAACGGCAAGTTTCGCGAAAAACAAACAACAAAAACAAACTCTAAAAAAGCTAAAAATCAAGAAGAATGAAAAAATATCTTAGCAAAATAATTACAGCTGCGCTTGTCGTTTTTGTTATAGCAACTGTTGTTTTCTGTATATTATATACATCTACAAGCGCACAGTTAAGCGGCGAAAAAACTCACGTTGAGCAACTTGTCAAAATCAACAATGAACAATTGTTGCTTATAAATAAACTCGGCAGTTTGGACGGCGTAAATGCCACTGTAAACTTCAATATCAACAACAAGGCTGTACTTGGCAGTATAAAAACAGGCGATATTCAGCCTTTGATTGAAAATTCGATGCACTATTTACGCAAAGAATTTATTAAGAATGACACCCTTGTTATAGGTAAGAGATTAGTGGGCTATAAATCCGACTAAATAAATATTACTTGTGCAGGCTTGGTTGTCTGCACAGGTTCAAAATAAATAAAATTGTGTTTTCGTTTCATAGTAAAAATTAAATTAACCCCAAGAAACGCCTCTCTGTGAAGCGAGGCGTTTTTGATTTTTAAAAGTAGATTATGAAAAAAAGTAAATATTTTAAAATCACGGAACTTGTTTGTAAACACACTCACGACCGATTTAAAGAAGCAGCTTGGATGTTTATTGACGATAAGTTAATTGACACACTTGATATTTTGAAGGAGAAAATTTTTCCAAACAAGCGAATAATTATAAACAATTGGAACGCAGGTGCAAGTTATTCTCAGCGCGGATTGCGTTGTAATATCTGTGATTTGGTAAAATCGAAGAAAGCAAACTACCTTTCGGCACATCAATTGGGTAAAGGAGTAGATATGACTATTGAGGGAGTTTCCGCTTCTGAAGCCCGCAAAATTATAGAAAAGAATCAAGTATTATTACCACATCCAATACGTTTAGAAAACGACAAACTCGCGCCCACTTGGGTGCATCTCGATGTATATAATATGGGCAATGGTAAAAAAGTAACTCGTTTTTAATCTATGCTCGCCAACTTAAAGCAACATAATCCCGAAAGTGTAGAACAATTTCTACGGATGCGGAATCTCGAAAATACCGAGATTCCGCGTCCGCTTGCAGAATACATTTTGCAGATAGACGATGCGTTTAGGTTAAATCAGAAGTATAGAGTTATTACCGAGTGTGCGGCAAATCTTCAAAAGAAATATCCCAACCTTTCGCTTTCCACCTGCCGAAATCGCATTTACGATTCAATAACATATTTTTACAGCAACAACACTGCTACTGCTGAACATTGGAATAATGTTTTTGCCGACCGTATGGAAAAATTGGGAGATATCGCTCTTACTGCACACGACATTCGCGAGGCGCGTGTTTGTTTTGAAAAAGCGCGTGAATACAGAATCGCGGCAGCAGCTGCTGCTGTCGATCCCGATTTGATAAAATTTAAAGAACAACTCGTTTCGCCAGATGTTGACCTTGAGCGTATGTTTACAAAAGGCAGAAAAGGCATTCTCGAACAATACAGGCGAGGTCTCGAAATTATAGACAAACGCGATATTCCAAGTTCCGAAAAAGAGCGGCTTACCAATGAGCTTGTTAATGCTCTCGGAATAGAAGATACTGAATATGAACAAACGGAAAATTGATACCGAGTTATTTCAGGAAACATATTTGTCGGCGGTGCAAATTTTGGCGAAACTTGCGGATCCTACATTTTTGTTTGGCGAAATAGGACGCGGATCGGGAAAAACTACTCACATTCTCGCGCCGCGCATCGACCGCGTTCAAAACTCTATGCCCGGTGCAACGCTTATGTTCGCCGGAGCAACTTACAAATCACTTATCGATAACATTATTCCTCAAGCAAGTTCGTATTTTATTGAAAACTACGAGCGTGGATATTATTACGAAATAGGCAAGCAGCCGCCAAAGCATTTTAAAAAATGTGATACATTAATCACTGATTGGAAGCACACATATTCATTCCATACCGGCGCGGTTCTGAAGCTCGCGAGTTGCGACCGTCCAGAATCAATGCTCGGCGTAAACACGCCTCATATTTTTTTGGACGAAATGCGCAAAATCAAAAAAGAAAAATTTGTGCAAAATATGCTTCCCGCGCTTCGTGCCGATCGCTCGAAGTACGGACATTCGCCGTATTTTATGGGAATGACCGGATTTTCGTCCACGCCCAACTTTGAAGTAGATGAGGATTGGTGGACAGAATATGAGAGCAATATGATTCCCGAACTAATGGACAGTATTATCGAAATTGCCTACGAGATTGATATGCGAAAATATGAGTTGAGAAAAGCTCAAAAATCTGTTAACTTGGATTTGGTAAAACAGCACGAGAATTTTATACGCCGATGGACAGAGCGTGTTAATGAACTTCGTCGCGGGCAGACGTATTATCTTCGCGCCTCGTCATTTTCAAATATAAAAATTCTTGGTATCGATTATATCGAAAACCAGTTGAAGTCAATAAAAGATGACGATGATTTTAATACCGAAATTCTTGGTATTCGGAAAAATAAAGTTAAGGATCGCTTTTTCGGAAAGTTTGGCAAGGAGCATATTTTTGAGGATTCATATATTTACGGCAGGATTGATAAAATGTCGATTGAGGAAAACATTAAGTTTACAAGCCGCGATTTAAAATATTGCGATCCCGACGAGCCGCTTTATATGGGTTTCGATCCGGGACCATTTATGAGTTGTGTGTTTGGACAACGGAATCGCAATACAAAGGAGTTTCGCGTTATCAAAGATTTTTGCGTAATACATCCGGAACAGCACGAAGAACTTGCCGAAAAAATAGAAGATTTTTTCAACGAACATCGGTATATGAAAATTTTCCTTCATTATGACCGTGCTGCCAATCAACGCGATCCGAAGTATCGCGATTATTATGCCCTTACAGGCGATTTAAGCGATACCGATGCCAATTTATTAAAAATATATTTGGAAAGAAAGGGCTGGCAGGTGGAATTAATGAGTCTTGGTATGCCTGTAATCTTTTATTCACAACATTATCGTCTATTAAGTATTTTATTTGGAAAAAATGACGGTACGCGTGACAATATTTTAATTGACGGCAACGAGTGCGAAAGCCTTGTATCAAGTATTTATCACAGTCCACTAAAGCGGCACGAAGGAAAGGTTATGCTTGATAAATCTTCCGAGAAATTATTAGAATACAAAGATCAGCGGCTTTACTCTACTCAAATAGCTTCTGCCGCTATGTATCTTTTTTTTGGCGAATACAAAAAATATTTGCCGGCTTCCGATAATCCCGGAGCTTTGGGATATGGTGGTGGAACTTATACCGCCTAAAATTTGTCCTTTTTTTACCCATTTTTTCACTATATTTTTGCAAATGGAAACAATAACAGGCACAGCGGCAATTGATAAAATGCGGCAATATCGGGCGGTCCCAAATTTGACTTTTGGGTTGATATTTTTCACTCATTCGCACTCCGAAGGAAAATATTCCACCGCGAGCGAAAAGCGAAAATACGAAAACTGCCGTCTGCGAACAGCGCGTAGTAGCGAGGGCTTGGCGGTAAATTCAGACCATTATCTATATTTTACCGACACGGATACCGATGAGCCGCGCCAATGTTGGAAAAAATTAATTCGTCAAGTGCGTTTCGGCGATACTTGGTACAAAATACAATGGTTCTTATGACAGAAGAAGAAGTAAAAGTGGAATTTTCGGACAACGGTCACGGTTTTGTCATTGCGCAAGATATTGGCGTTGCTACCTTTGAAGTCAAGGGCATTGACGATATAGACAGCCGCGCCGATGGATTTCGTAATTTGTACAGTAAGTATGTTTCCGAAAATCACAGTGTAAATATTTCCGGCTATTGGGTGCCGATGTGGGGCGAAGGACACAACCTTTATCCGCAGGAAGTTCACAGTCTTATTTCTGAAAATAAATTACTTCCGGGAGTAATTCAAAAACGAATCGATTTTTTATTCGGAAAGGGACCGTTTTTATATCGCGAAGAAATAAAAGACGGTAAAACAGTTAGAGTTCCGGTGCAGGACACGAAAATTCAGGCGTGGCTCGAAAGTTGGGAAGAGAGAGGCTATGATAATTATTGGAATTACCTCAAAAATCTTATCACAGACTTTTATCACGTTAAAACCTGCTGCTCACAATATCATTTCAAACGTTGGCGTCGTTTAGAAATGCAAGAAAGTGTTTCCGCGCTTTCGTATATTGGCAGCGATGAGGCGCGCCTTGCCGCGAAAGGCAGTTTCCACAATCGTCGAATAAAGCAAACCGATTGCACCCACGTTTTGGTTGGCGACTGGTTTATAAGTGCCAATAACGAATTTGATGTTTATCCGCGTTTCAACCCTTGCGAACCTTTGAAATATGCCGATGCTATTGCTTTCAATTCCGAAAAAACTTTTGGTAAATGGGTTTATGCTTATAATGATTGGTTTAAAGGACTTTACGAGTGGATAAAATCTTCAAACCTTTCGCCAAAATACCTCAATTCCTATCTAAAAAACGCGCTGAATGCTCACATACACGTTCAAATTCCTGCTGAATGGTATCAATTTCAGAAAAACACTTTACAGGATATTTGTAATCAAAATATTTCTGCGGGACCAGACCAGCGAATTGTGAATGAATATAGTGGCGTAAAATTAGTTGATTCAAAAGGAAAACCTTTTCGCTTCATTGAAAGTATGATGAAAGATTTGATTGCCGTAGAACTCAAGAAAATAACAGAGTTGATGTCGGGTGAGGGCAAAAATCAAGGAAAACTCTATGCTTCCGAAAAAATCGGAAAAGATGGCGGGTGGGAATTTAAAGAATTTCCCGGCAAATTTAAAGAATACTTTGAATCCGTTATTTCGCTCGATAAACGTGCCGACCAAGTTATACTTGCCGGCATTGGCATAAACTCGTCTATTACCAATGTGGAAAATGACGGTGTTATTTCAAAGTCCGGCTCTGATGTATATTACAACTATATCATTTATGTTCAGACGCTTGTTTTCCCTGAATATTTTGTGTGCAAGGAAATAAACCGCGCTATTCAGATGAATTTTCCACACGCCAAAACTCAAGGAATAAAACTCGGTTTCAATATCGAAATTCCAAGCCGACAACAGGAAATTTCAGAAAAAAACAGACTTCAAAATCAACCTCCGTTATGATAAAACTACCTTTTAAACGCGAAACATTTGCTCGTGAGATGAAGCCGAAAATCAGCGGCAATAATCTCACGCTTGAGTTCGACAATCTGCAATCCACTTTGTCGAAAGTCGCTGTGGAATTTTACGCTTACTTTTCGCAGACTCTTTATGATAAAATTGTAGATAAAACAGCGGCAACCGGTGAAAAAGAAACCGAACTTAACGAACAAGCGTTAGATTATCTTCAACGCGCAATGTTGCATTTTACTCTTTATCAGCACACTATTTATTTAATCGCGAACATTAAAAACGACGGAATTACCGTCAAAAAAGAAGCCGACAACACTACCATTTTCAAATATCAGCAAGATCAACTCGAAAACAAATTGATTTCCGATGGATGGTTTTGGCTCAATCAACTTTTCGCACTTTTGAACGAAAACGCGGATTCTTTTCCCGACTGGAAAGATAGCGAGCAAAGGAAGGCATTTAATGATTTGCCAATTACTATCGCCGATTTTCAAAAGTGGGTTGGAGTAAGTGATGAAACTTTTATGATTTTTGCAATGTGGCTTATCCGCGAAGTTTGGAACGAATGTGTGTTATCGCGTACCACAACCGAAGAAGTGCCGGAACTTAGCTTCTTAGACAGAATTCGCCGCGCCGTTTGTTACGATGTTATGGCGCGTGCCTGTGTTCGTTTGGCATATCATTGTTTGCCTGAGCCGATTCGCTTGGATATAAACAACGAAATGGGAAAAAATCACAGCGCACAAGCCGACAAGCATATTCGCGAGAGAGTCGCGGGTGTTTTCGAGCAAAAAGCACTTAGCTATTGGAATGGCATTGATACCGAAATTTCTACAAAAAAAGCCGAATTAGCACTCGGTAATATTTCAACTGAAACATATCAACCTCGAAAAATCTCTGAAGATGAAGCATTCTGTGTCTAACATTTTTATACCCGAAAGTTGGAGCGAACTAACCGAAAAACAAACGGGCAAAGCATTCGCGCTTATGCTGAAGTTGTCTGCGGGACAACTCACTCCATTTCAGTTTCAGCTGGATTTTTTGTACTTTGTTTTCGGGAAGAAATTAAAACCACCAAGGGTCCACCGGTTTAAGAATTTTATTTTGTGGATTTGCTATTCAAAATCTCGTTATCAAGGATATATTGCCGATGTTGCTCTCGCGCGCGAAATGTTTGAACAAAGCGTTATTCTTATTGCCGAAAATCTGAATTTCGCTTTCACGCTCGATGAAAACAAAATACATTTGAATTACGATTTTGAAAAGAATCCATTTCCGCATATTTCCGACCACGAGCCAACATTTACGCGGAAATACACTGTTGAAACCAATATAACACCGAAGCAATTTTCAGACTGTTTAGACTGTATTCGCGAAGTAAATCCGGATATGGACGATGATGAGCGCAAACACTTTCTTGCGAAAATTGCCGAAACTCTTTATAAAATGCCATTTGAAAAAGCCCAATCTTTGCCCGATGAGGTTTTGTTTGGTGTTTCAATGTGGTTTATCGGTATTTCGTCTTTTTTCCATCGGCATCCGGTTTATGGAATTCTATTTTCGCGTTCCAAAAACGAAAACAGCGAAAGCTCCAACGATAAAATCTCGCTTGGAATGTCCGAAACCATTTTACATATACAAAAACAAGGATATGGAAATATGCAAGATATGAACGTGATTGATTTCTTCAACGCGCAAATAAAATCGCTGAAAGACAACATTTCGTCTTCGATTGCAGCAGGTGTAAAAATCGATGCTCTAATGAAAAGTACAGGACTTGATGCGGATACAATAAATAAACTTTCGTAATGGATAATTTGATAAATACATACAAATATTTTTCAAAATTCGTACCCAACGAAGTCTTGAAAGATGGAGCCGTTCAGCCCGATGTGAGTGCTGGAAGCGGTTACAGTGAAATTCTGTCCGAAATTCTCACAATGCCGGCTGACGCGAAAATTCCCGAAATCGGGAAATATGTTTTTTCGGCAAATTCCGAGTTTGTTTCCGACAAGGTAAAAAACTCAAACGAACTTATTTTATTTGTCGAATATGGCGAAGCTAAATACGATCCAAACGCGATGCCTGTCGAAACTCAACGTGTAGCTATTACTGTTGCAAAAGCATACTCTCAGACAAACTCCGACAATCTCAACGAAGTTCTTTTGATGAACGCTTGCAAAAATATTTTGAAAACCATTTTAAATCGCATAGCTGCCGATGACGAAACTTGCGAGCTTTGCCAAAGTGTAGAATTACCTGCCGAACTGGTCCCGGTTGCGCCGCGCGATTTTTTTGGTAATGCGGGTTGGGCGGCATTTATTAACCTTCAATTTTAATTCTTATGACACTAAAAGAACGACAGGATAAGTTTATCGCCGAACTTAACGAGTTTGACGAATGGCACGAAAAGTTCAATTATATTATCGAACTTGGCAACGAAATGCCCGAAATGCCCGAACATTTGCGTGTGCCTGTGAATCGTTTGGAGTTTTGCACCTCAAAAACATTCTTCGCAATTACCGGTATTGATGAATTAGAAGTGTACGGCTGGAGCAATTCCACCATTCCGCAGGGATTAGCCGCTGTTTGTGCGCGAATTTTCGGCGGACTGACTTATACCAATGTCGAGGGACAGGAAATTTACTTCCATACCAAATCCGGATTAATGGATAATCTTACTCTTATTCGTGCTCAATCGCTCGAATATATGATAAAAAAATGTGTGTTTAAATAGTTTTAATTCTTTTGTTTTCCGCCCCGTTTGTGAAAACAGGGCGTTTTTTTTGTTTTATAAAAAACACTATCTTTGTACTGCCAAATTTAAACTTACAAAAAAAACGCTCGCTACGATGGAACAGGTGTACTTTTCCGGTTCTTTTGTGGCGAGCAAAAGTTTAAGTTTGGCGACAATCGGAAATAGTACACCTTTTTATTATAAAAAAAATGAAAAATCCCCCCCCCCGTCCTCGCGATCCCGAACTTGATTATTCTGATGAATCAC